AATTTTATTGGTAAGGCACAACTACTTGAAACACCTATGGGTAAGATTGCAAAATCTCTTATTGCAGAAGGTGTAACCCTTGGAGTTTCTTCTCGTGGAGTTGGTTCTCTTAAAGAAGATCATACTGGTTGTAAAGTTGTAGGTGAAGATTTCATGTTAGCAACTGCTGCTGATATCGTTGCCGATCCTTCTGCTCCTGATGCTTTTGTATCTGGAATCATGGAAGGAAAAGAGTGGGTTTGGGAAGGAGGAATTCTTCGTGAACAACTTGCAGAAAAAACTAAGAAGTCAATTAATACATTAGTTGATCAGAAAAGACTTGAAGAGCATAAGTTGAATTTATTTAACGATTTCTTATCAAATCTATAAGTTCTATAAATAAATACAGATTAAATTAAATTTTAATAAAAATGTCCGTTGGTAACAATTTACAAGAAATGGAAAACGTAGTAACTAAAAATGCTGCACCTGGAGAACCAATGCAGAAGCTCACCACAGGTGGTACTCCTGCTACTTGGGAGGATCTAGGTGGGCCGACACCAGAGAACTCCAAACCTGATGACAACTCTAATAAGTTGGCAACACCAGGTAAAACTCTTAAGCAGGTTAGAGATGTTGTTAATAAAAAAGCAACACCTGGCGATCAAGCAACTCCTAGTGGTAATGCCACTCCAGGAACACTTAAGCAAGGAGACGAACCAGAAGTGAAGGACGATCAAGAAATTGTTGCCGAGGACGAAGTAACTACAGATGAAGTAGTTGCTGAAGAAGAAACTTCAACTGAAGAAGTAGTTGCTGAAGAAGAGACTACTGAGGAAGAAGTCGTTGCCGAAGAGCAAGTAGAAGAAGAGAAAATTGATGTTGAAGAAGACATCAAGGCACTTCTAGAAGGCGAAGAGCTCTCTGAAGAGTTCCAAGATAAGGCACGTACAATTTTTGAAGCCGCAATTAAGTCCAAGGTTTCAGAATTAAAAGAAGAACTTAAGAAAGAGTATGAGCAATCATTAACCGAAGAGGTTGCATCTATCAAGGAAGAAATCGAAGATAGATCTGATGCTTATCTTGAATATGTTGCTCAAGAGTGGTTGGAAGAAAATCAACTTGCAGTTGAGCACGGACTTAAGACAGAAATGACTGAATCATTCCTAACTGGAATGAAGAGTCTATTTGAAGATCATTATGTAACAATCCCTGAAGAAAAATATGATGTACTTAATAGTATGGTAGAAAAACTTGATGAGATGGAAGATAAACTCAACGAGCAAATCAATAAAAACGTTGCTCTAACAAAAAGGTTATCAGAATCGACTGCTGATGTTATCCTAGCGGATGTATCAGAAGGTCTTGCAGTTTCCCAAAAGGAAAAACTTGCTTCTCTTGCCGAAAATGTTGAGTTTGATAGTGAAGAAACATACCGTGAGAAGCTAGGCACATTAAGGGAATCTTATTTCCCAGCTAATCCTGGCACTCCGAGAAACCATTCAGAAAATCTTTCTGAAGGTACCGAGGCACCTCAAGCAGCACCGACTGGCTTGATGGAAACATATCTTCAGACTATGAATAGAGTTTCGAAAAAGTGATTTTTAATTATAAGATCAAACCCAAAACTTTAACTTTTAAATAAAGAGGTAAAAAGCAAATGCAATCGTTCAATTCCGAACAACTGCAGGAGAAGTGGGCACCAATTCTAGACCATGATGGTCAAGCAAAAATAGAAGATTCTCATAAGAGAATGGTGACTGCAGTTCTTCTGGAGAACCAAGAAAAAATTTTAAAGGAGGAGGCTGAGTTTCTTAATGAGGCAGCACCTACTAACTCAACAAACTCCACTCATATCAAGAACTTCGATCCAGTACTTATTAGTCTGATTCGTCGTGCAATGCCAAACTTGGTCGCATATGACCTAGCTGGTGTTCAACCAATGAATGGTCCTACTGGACTTATCTTCGCAATGAGATCTCGTTACAAGACTCAAAGCGGAACAGAAGCACTATTCAACGAAGCAGATACTTCATTCTCTGCACAGAATGATACAGGTAATGCTGCATCAAGTGGATATACACAGAACCAAGGTGCTAACTCAGACTCTAGAGTTGGTATGGGTACAACTGGTCAGTCAACTGATGTTGCTACTAACGAGTCAAACCCTGCTCTATTAAGTCCAAGTACTACTTCTTTACAGAAGGCATACGCAGTTGGTCAGGGTATGGATACCCAGGCTGCTGAAGCACTCGGAGACGGTGGTGGACAGTTCCAGGAAATGGCATTCTCAATCGAGAAGGTCACCGTTACTGCGAAGTCACGTGCGTTGAAAGCTGAGTACTCACTAGAGTTAGCTCAAGACTTGAAAGCAATCCACGGATTGAATGCAGAGGCAGAACTTGCCAACATTCTTTCTACTGAGATTCTTGCTGAGATTAACAGAGAAGTTATCAGAACAATCTACAAGGTTGCTGAAACTGGTGCTCAAACTAACGTCGCACAATCTGGTGTATTCGACTTAGACATCGACTCTAATGGTAGATGGTCAGTTGAGAAGTTCAAGGGACTTATTTTCCAAATCGAGCGTGATGCTAACGCAATCGCACAAAGAACTCGTCGTGGAAAGGGTAACATGATCCTCTGCTCTGCTGATGTTGCTTCTGCACTCACAATGGCAGGTGTTCTTGATTACACCCCTGCACTTAATGCTAACCTTAATGTTGATGACACAGGCAATACATTTGCTGGTGTACTTCAAGGTAAGTATAAAGTATACATCGACCCTTATGCTGCTAACGTTGCTGCTAACCAGTACTACGTTGCAGGTTATAAAGGTTCTTCACCTTATGATGCAGGACTGTTCTACTGCCCATACGTTCCTCTACAGATGGTTCGTGCAGTTGGAGAAAACACATTCCAGCCAAAAATCGGGTTTAAGACTCGTTACGGAATCGTTGCTAACCCCTTCGCCCGTGGTGCTTCTCTCGATAATCCTGGTGTTATCGCACGTAATAGTAACAAGTACTATCGTCGTGTTAAGGTCACAAACCTTATGTAAGAAGAAAGGATATATTTCCTTTATTCAAGAGACTCCTTCGGGGGTCTCTTTTTTTATGTTCGGTTATTACTACCCTTGACTTTTATAAAACTATTATATATAATTTACCTATATAAATTTATTATTTACATATTTAAATTATGACTGTAGCAACTTCAAACATTAGAACATTAATTCCCTTTAAGGATGGCAATTGGGAACCAGTAATAGAGAATGAAATATTTTCAGCAATTAGCAAGAATCCTCCAAAATTCTGGGGATTGAATGAAGGTGAGTTTACCATCTTTGATATGACTCAAGTAAGTGCTGAAGAAGAAGACAACCAAGCCCGTGCAGGTGGTATTAAACTTAAAGCAAAAGATCTTGATAAAGGTTGGGATGTAACACAGAGACCTTTAATAGTTGTTTACTATCATGGAAACTTCTATCTTTGGGATGGATTTAACAGATGGTGGAAATTTCAAGAATTGGGAGTGACAACAGCACCTGTATGGTTATACAACTTAAAAGAAGGTTATGATTTTCAAGAAGTTAAAGAGCATGTTCAATTAAGTGCTAATAATCATGCTAAATCAGATGAAGCTACTAAGAGAGACTTTATTAATACGGGTGTTAGATGGGCAGAAAGAAACAACATTGATTCTATTGATGAAATTACAAATTGGATTGATCGTTCTGAGCACCAATTTAAATCTAAAGAAGTTGACAAAATCGCAGCAACTATATTAATAGAGTCTGAAACAACCAATGTTAGACATATATCTGCAGGTTCAGCAGCAAGGAAAGAAGCATATGATTTCTTAGATTTAAAATTAGAATATGGAAATGATAATATTACAAATCCTATAGTTCTATGTACTAAGGAGAAAGATTATATTAATGATGCTTTCATGATTCACATGAAAAAATTTGTTCAAGATGAGAATGATCTTGAAACAACACAACTTATCGGTTACACAAAGGGTTGTGAATCTGAACAAGAAGTAATAGATCAACGTCAGTATGCTAAAAATGAGTTTGACAAACTCGATAAATTAATCTGTAAATATGCTTATCTAAAGTCTCAATTGAACGGTAAAGCACCATATGAGTGGGAAGGATTTTTACCACAACTTTTTGGTAAAGAAGTTGGAAACGGTATTCCTGTTCCTAACAAACAAAATGGTATAGACCTACCACAATAATTAATGAGGGGTTTAAGACCCCTCTTTTTTTGTCTAAATACAAATAAAAGTAGTATTACAATGAAACCTACTCCAAAAGAACATCAAGAGGCTCTTGACCGTCATGCTAGAATAGTGAAACATCTTATTGATGAAGGTTATGCCGATAATGAAGAATCTGCTGATAAGATTATCATGGGTATGAGCGAACAGTGGTTTAATATTATTATTGACTAATGAAAGAGTTTGATAAATTTATTGAAGAGGCAGCTACTAAAAGATGTCCTCCAGGAAAATATTGGTGTTTTACTGATAAAAAATGTAAAAAGATTCCTCTTGGATACCATGTAGGTAGAGGAGGATATGTTGAGCCAGATGATGATGGTGGTGAAAATGGTAAGAAAAATGGTTCCAATGGAAATGGTGGAAATGGTAATGGTAACGGTGGTGGAAATGGTAATGGTGGAAACGGTGGAGGCGGTAACGGAGGCTAGAAATGGCAACAGTATTTGATAATCAGATACAGAATAGAAATTTTCTATCACCAATTGGATTTAAATTTACTTTAGCAAAAGAACCTAAAGTAAGTTTTTTTTCCAATTCTGCTAGAATACCTGAAATTGTATTGGGAACTGCAATACAACCAAGTTATTTAAAAGATGTTGATGTTCCTGGTGATAAGTTACAATATGGTGATTTTGCATTAAGATTTTTAGTTGATGAAGAACTTGAGAATTATATGAAAATCCATAATTGGATGACAGGTTTAGGATACCCAGAAACTACAAAGAGTTATAAAGATTTAACAACTAATGTTGATGGATTGAGAGATTCAAATGAAGCATTCAGTGATGGTTCTTTACATATATTGAATAGTAATTATAGAGATGTTGCTATTGTAAAATTTAATGATTTATTTCCTATCGGATTAACTTCATTAGAATTTGAAGCAACAGATACTGATGTCAACTACTTTACAGCAGAGGTAGTTTTCAAGTATACTGTGTATAATATAGTTGCAGCTGACGGACGTACTCCTTTATGAATCTTGATAAAATTCAGGATATGTGGCAGAAAGATTCTGTCATTGATCCTGATAATCTACATGATGAATCATTAAAAATTCCTCAATTACATTCCAAGTATTATACTGTCTATAATACGATTACTTTATTGCGTGAAAAAGCAAGAGACACATATAATAGAGTAAGATTAGAGAGATATAATTACTACACAGGAAAGGCAGAACCAGAGGTGTATGCCGAAGAACCATTTCCGTATAAGGTTAGGGAGAAAGACGCAATACAGAGGCATCTGGAAGCAGATGAGAAGTTAACAACTTTAGATTTGAAAATAAGATATTATGATGCTACTTTAAAGTTTCTTGAAGAGATTATTAAAACAATATCTAATCGTACATATCAAATCAAAAATGCTATAGAATGGCATAAATTTCAAGCTGGATTTGGATGATTAAAAAATTAATTCCATCAGAAGATCCTTTACTACATAAAAAAATAAAAAATTGTAGTTATAATTTGGATCGATCAAAACTTTCATACACATTAAATGAAAATATGTTTCATCATAATGGAGTAGGACTTTCTGCTAATCAAATAGGAATAGAAGAAAGAGTATTTGTTATGATTTCTGATATGGAATTACAAGAAACTATTACATGTTTCAATCCAAAAATTATAAAAGAATCTAAAGATAAGGTAGTTATGGAAGAAGGTTGTTTATCCTATCCAGAATTATTTTTAGAAATATCACGTCCTAGTTCTATAGTAGTAAAATATGAGGATGAATCAAAAGAAAAACATAAAAAGAAGTTAACTGGATTTATAGCAAGAATTTTTCAACACGAATATGACCATATGGAGGGTATTGACTTTACTCAGAGAACTTGAATAAATATTTCCGAATGAACATTATGTTATGTCCCATTTGGTTATATCGAAGAAAAATGAAGTTAATCTTCATATATCTTCAGAACAACATGTTTATTATGAATTAGCAGATCAGTTTACTTTTGAAGTACCTGGTGCAAAGTTTTCACCTGCATATAAAAAGAAATATTGGGATGGTAAAATAAGATTATTTAATACTCAGAAAGGAGAAATATATGTTGGATTATTGGATAGAGTAATACAATTTTGTAAAGATCACGGATATACTTACGAATTTAGAGATAGTAAACATTATGGTACTCCTTTTGAAATTAATGAGAATATATCAAAAGAAGGTGTTAAAGACTATATAACTGCTATTTCCAAACACAAGCCTAGGGATTATCAAATAGAGGGAGTATACGACGCTCTAAGACATAATAGAAAGCTGTTGATATCCCCAACTGCATCGGGAAAGTCTCTGATG